TTCTAAGGCTGGGGGTACTACCAAGTATCTAGCTCTGTTCATTATCGGGTTGCCAGCAGCATCCAAGAATGATGACAGCGTTTGCACTCCTGCCTCAAGACTGGCTATACTCAGAGCAGCACCAACAGTATTACCAAAGCCACCAGTATAGAGCGCCGATGTAGCATAGGTTGAAGTGACTATGTTATGCTCAGTTCTTATCGCAGCCCTAGCAAATCTTTCTGGTGTATCTTTCAAAGCCCCCAAATCATCGTTGATTAGAGCTTCCCAAGATATGTCAAATTGGCGACCATACTTGTCAACTGATAGACTGTATCTGGTTTCATCTCGGTCACTTGCCAGATATTCGCCCTTCTCAGCTACCCTAGCAAGAACCTGATCGCCACCAGTTATGGCAAATCTATATCCGCCTACTTGCGGTGATATTCTGGGCACAGTTGACATCTTGACAAATGCCTTCCAGACTGGGTCAACAGCTTTATAGGAAGCTAGGACCTGTCTGTCAAGAACATCGCCAAACAAATTAGGGAAGTCAGACGTGGTCATTGCTTCCCTTATTCGGTATTCGTGTAGATGGGCTGGAACGCTCTCGGCATTACTGAGTAGGTTGACAAATGTAGCAATTTCTGCATCAGTATGCCTACCACCAAGGTCGACATAACCGCTCCAGTCCTCCATTAATTGCATTAATTCAGGCATTGTATTTCCTCCTGTATTTATTTTTTAGGTTCCACCTCCACCACTTCCGCCTCGTTAATGCGTGTTACAAGTTCTACATCCTGTCGGTTAAAGCCTGTGCAAGTATCAATAGCAAGTTTTAACCTTTGCCATTCAGCATCTTCCAATAGGACTTCATCTTCCTTGCAAGCCTCAATTTTCAGTGCTAGAGCTTGTTGCTTTACCAACTCCGCCCCATTTAACTTCAGTTCTCGGCTAAAAAGTAAGGTAAGAATAGAATCCTTTACAGGATAAGGGTATTCAATGTCCAGCAATTTGCCCAATTTCATTGGGTCTGGTGCTTTTGATTTGGCAATGTAGTCTTTCAGGTTTATTTTACGCATTTTCTTTTACTCCTTTTTGTTCTACTTTTTATGAACTGAATACTTCAACATAGCAAACGCCATAACCAACAATATCAAATAGTGGGACATTGCCGAGTTTATTGGCACCAGCATTATCTACCGCATCAGCAACGAAACCTACTGAGTCTGGGTTAGCGGCAGCCATAACACAATGAACGGCTCCACCAGCAGCAGCAACATTGACTCGGAAAATATCTAACCGAGTCGGGTGTTCAGTTAATTGAGCCTGTAACTGCTCTAAAACAATCCAATTGTTGGTTATATCGCCACCACCTTGATAGATACCAAACTCACCAGCAACTAGTAGCCTATTAGCAAGGCTCACATAGCTCGCCTGAATCTCTAGCCACGAACCCCAGCCATAGATACCACCTATCTGTGCACCAGCCACTCTCTGGTCAAAGTATTCAAGACCAGTGGATTCACCGCCTTCAAAGACAGTCGTGTGATGCTTGCCGAAGACATAGGCGCCAGTAGGTGCGGTATACCATGTCCTCTTAGCATTATCTAGTGATGGGTCGTAGTGGACTTTTACGGCGATAGCCTCTACACCTGGTGCAGTTATGATACCCAAAGCATAACCGAAGGGTATTTGAGTAGCACCATTGCTGATTTTACTGATTACAGCATTGGTGATGTTGATGTAAAGCAAATCTCCACCAGCCACATTACTCCCGCCCAAGTCATCAGTCGGGTCAACATCAAGATTCCAGATGCCTTCAGTATCAATGGCAATAAGGTCAGTATTGACTGTGGCAGTCGAAAGTGCCACACCGACTGCTTGCAACCCTGTAGCACCGAAAACAACTGGATCACCCTTGTGCACAAGAACATCTGCGGGAACATGCACAGGATGGATTAAGTCAGTCTCTACAACAGTGATATGTCTACCTTTATAGGTAGAAGAAATTTCGTCTCCTGGATTTAACGCATCCGCTATCGGATAAACTCCAAAAGCTGGCATTTTATTTTACCTCCTATGTTATTTATTTAGCGCCCAGTGACGGCTGTTTCAATCTGTGCATCCGTCCATTCTGGGTTCAGTTTTTTGAAGGATTCCTTAAGGGCTTCCTTGTCCTTTTCTGAACTTGGTTGTGTCCCCCCAAAGCCCTTCACTTTGCCTGCCTCGGCGAGTTTGGCAATGTAGTCAACTTCAAACTGGATTGCTCCCTCTATCCCCTCAGCAGTCTCAGCGTCCTTAAACCTCTCGACAAGGCGTTCTTTAGCAGCATCGGGTAACTCAGCCTTATCCACCGCCTCTTTTACAGCAGCTTGGGTCTCAGCTTTTGCCTTTTCCCTTTCCGCCTCAGTTATCTTTGTCTTGAGGTCATCTCGTTCCGTGGTCAATGATTCAATCTGACCTTCGAGTTCGGTAACTCTTTGTTCAAGTTCCATCTTGTGTTTTACCTCCTCTTGAATTTCTAACCTGACTTTAGCCTCTATCATTTCAACTAGGTCAGGTCGCCTCTCCTTTAATGCCGATAATTCCACCAAGTCAATGTCACGGTTTCTATCCGATTCATAAAATGTGACTACTCCGCCAGCCCCAGGCTCAGTCACAAAATCGACTGACCTGGCGGCGACGAGTTTCTCTATTACCAAAGTTTCCTTGCCATCAATCGTGCCCTTGGAAGCACTGCCCACTGCATTGATTGAGATGCCCATTTCAGAGAGCATCTCCTTATCTCGCAGGGAGGCTAACTTTTGCATCAACCATGGCTCGATAATCTCAGCAACACCAGTAACTACTCCATTCTCATCACACTTTACCTCAGATAGCGTGCCAACCCAGTCCCTTATCGACCTCTCAGGACGAGCTTTATCTTCCTCTTCTGTTGGGTGGTCGGCATACATTTTCATGTTTTCAAATATACCAAAGTCCCTTTTAAGAACTTCGAGAGGATAATACCTATCTTCTGTGGCATTGAAGCCAGCCTTAATAACTACAACGGTAGCCCTGCCCTTATCGAATTTTGCCTCACTAAGGGGGATATAGTTCTGTATTTCTTCCCTGGTTTCAGCTTCCTTTACCCACCTCGGTATATCCTCGTCCTCAACGTCAAGCTTGCGGTATTCGCTCCGAATCTTCCTTTTAACGGATGACATATCAACAGAGGGTATGGCTACTTTCTGTCCCCGGAATCCGCCAGGGCTTAAGGCTGCTGCCGCCCTTCCCAGTTGTGCCCGTGTAACCTTTTTCGTTGGGTCTTCCCATAGCCGAAGCTTCCATGCGGAAGGTTTGTCGGCATCGGGCACATAAGCAAAGGCGGCAGTAGGAAACTTAACACCATCCTCTGTTTTCATAGCTGCCTGTTCTTTAATCATAGTTAAAACTGACTTAGCTTCCTTCAGGGCTTCCTTGGTCTTTTTCTCTTCTGGTTCATCGTCGGATAGTAACTCCTGGCACAGTTCAACAATTTTCCTTATGCGGGTTGAGTCCAAATTGGCGTTCCGCCTACCGGCTTCCTGTAGAATCTCGGAATAAGTAGTCCGCAGCGATTCCATTGGTTTATAAATTGTTTGCTTCAAAACCTTCTCTGGTTCCCCTAGAACAGCCCTTCCGTCCTCATCCAGTTTATAGCTCGCCCGATAGGACTGCCCATCAATGTTGTAGGTAAGTTCCTCATCGAAAACTTCCTCAATTTGCAAGCTCTTGGGTATAGGTGATTCTGCTGAAAGCCCATACTCGGATATGAGTGTTGACTGAAGTAAATCCCTTTTACCCTTATCACTTATCTTCATTGATTCCCTCCGTTGTCCCGCTGTTTTTGCTATCATTGGTGCACCACATTCTGGGCATTCCTGAGTGTTGCACTTTATATTCTCTTTAACATTTATCTCCTCACCACACTTTGAACACACACAGATATGCTCACCATGAGGGTGTACGGCTTCCCTGGCTACCCACTTGCCCTTAGCATCCTTCTTGTATGACTTCTCGACAGCGGCCCAAGCCGTGGCATGGGCCAAGGCTTCCCTCCTATTTCCTCTATCCTTATATTGCTCAAAGGCTGCGTTAAATGCCTTCATGTATATTTCCTTGGCATGGGCGGGAAGGGATTTAACGTTATCTGGTAATTCACCTACTGTAGCGTATGGCATGATTACCTCCTTAAATAAAAAAAGAACCGCAAGCCTTTTACAGCCTGCGGTTCCTCCGTCTTTGGCTAGATTCAGTTATTCGATTAAATGTCAAGTTCCTCCGTTGGGCTAATATTAGGTTAATGGATTATTTAATCTGGATATGTTCTCTCAATAGTTATCAGGGTTTTCTTACCTGCTCTCACTTGTATCTTGACACTACCATATTCAAGATACTTATTCCAGTCTATCTTCTCTAGTTCCTTCTTGAGTTCTAAGTCTGTCATCTTTTTAATATCGCTGGGGCTATTACGCATCTACAATCAGGGTGCTGTGGTGGTGCCATAACTCCACCACTGAATGCTTGATTAACAGGGATAACTCCCTCAGCCTCATTGCCCGAACACTCATCGCTTACCAGGTCATCGCCAGCAGTTACCCATTCCTTGCCGTCTATCCCCATATCTTCCATCGTGTCAAGGCTTGCTTCCGACAAGGCCTTGGCAGTTTCAGTTCTAGCTATTAGTTCAGAGCGGTGCTTGCTCATATCAGTAAAGGTATTTTTAATATCTTTAGACAACCCCGGTATGCCTCGCTTGTTCTCTATCCCCTGACTGATAGTAGAAGCTAATCGCTTCTTGGTCTCCTCATTCATGCCCTTGACTAGGGTGGCTCCGTGCTTCTCTGCCCAGTCTATAGCCCCTTGAATTGGCGGTCCCTCGTAGGCTATTGGAACACCAGCCTTGGTCTTCCCCCAAGTTATCATCTCAGCCTGACCGGACATATAGGTCTCTACCAGTTGACCGTTTATCTCAGTGGTTAAAGTTTCATCAAAGGTAGCCAGTATAGGGTCAAGGATTTTATCAGACTCACCACCTATAGACTCTTGTACATACTGATTGTAAATCTTGTCTAGCCTTGAATACGGGAAAGCCTGTTCTAGCTTATCGAAATACTTAGCCAGTTCTCTTTCCAGCTTTCTTGCTTGCCTTTGGTTTGCGGGTGCGTTTGGGTTTGCTGGTATAGAACTTTCAAGTATCGCTATAATATTATCAAGTTCGCTAACGACTGACATAACGTTCCTTT